TTCACGATCTGCTGCGGTATCTTCGTTAAATCCAAATGCTGCATCTACTTTTTTATTGCCGTGCTTTGCGCGAATAAGATGTGATACTGCATGATCCTTAGATTTAAATCCAGAAGTATCAACAACTCCACCACTTCTTGAAATCATGCTACGAAGAGTCTTAATATCGTGCTTCTTCAGCGCGTTATATTCCTTGACAATCGGATGATTCTTATCAGCGCCTTCATTGATACCAGCATGCTTCATTGCCGAAGCTTTGAAATCTTTACCGAAGTACTTTACTTTGCCATGCTTGTTCGAAGCTTTCCAACCAGAATGTTCTCCGCTTGATGTTTGGCTAAACGACTTGACATAAGGTTTGTTGTTCGACTCGTCGATCACCTTCTTCTTGATCTGGTCCTGAGCGATACGAATCTGTTGCGGATCTGCATCAGTTTCTCTCTTCGTATGCGTTCTATGACGCTTGATGTACTGAACTTCTTGACGTTCTTGAGTACCAGTTTCTTTATGAGCTGCAGTTCTTACACCGACATATTGAACCTTACCATGACGAGCAGTGTCGGCAACCTTGTTACCCACTTGATCTTCGACTGATTCGGCTGCATCTCTAAATGCGGAAGTAGTCGGTGCACCTTTCGAACCTGGCTTACGCATGCGCTCTCCAGATCCAGCTTTGATTCTCTTACGCTTGGCATGGATATTATCCCAAAGTCCGCGCTTCTCGGCGAGTTCATTGAATGCGCCATCCAGACTATCATAAACCGCTTTCTCTTCGCGAAGATCCGCATCAAGTGTCCAAGCTCTGCCTTTGGCAATATAGCTATTCACTCTTGAGAAAGAGAATTGTTCTTGTGTAATTTTTCCGTCGTCTTCCCACGCAAAAGAACCGCGCTCGAACACCTCTCTGAGGGTCGAGAACGGTATGCCGGTTTTCTCGGCTTTTTTCATGAGTGTGGAAGTTGCTACATCTTCAGGAAGGACTGCTCCGAGCAATCTCTTCAGCGTGATACCCATCGAGTTATTGTTCTCGTTGAGGGCATCGATCGAATCATTGATGATATCGACGAGTTGCATAGAAGTCTTATTATCAAGACTCTCTACGATATTATTAAACTCTTCATTGACTGGTGCTGCCGTTGCATGCTTCAGCTTTTCACCAGATTGGAATGAAGCGAGACGATTGACTTCGGCCTTGCGAAGTGAAGGTAACAGTCGTGCAGCCAATCTCTTGATCAGCTTGACTTTCTTATCGACTACTTTGTCTACTTGAATCTTTTCGGATGTGGTGAGCTCAGTGTAAGGTGTACCCTTACGAGCTGCAAACCTCATCTTGACGATGTTTCTTGCTTTTACGATGGCTCTTGCTTTTAGCTTCTCGTCTGAGGCCAGCTTATGCTTCGAGACTTCTTTTGCTCTCTGCATCTTCGGCTCTTTTGCTCTTAAAATGCGAGCTCTACGTTGACGCTGAACGAGAGTGAGAGCTTTCTTCTCAGCTAAGGTGTCAGTTAGGACTACGGTATCCTCGTTGTGCTGGCGATTGCCGAGACCTTTGAGCTGAGGACGGATCTCGATACCATCAAGTGGTTTGCCAGTTACAGATTTGCCAGTTGGTTTCTTTAATTGTTGTGTATCAACCGGCTTCTTATTCTTATCTTCCATCAGAGTTTCCCTTGGGCTTATCTGTTAAACAAACGGGATTGCCGTAGCCTAACCGCAGTTGTATTTATAATAAAATCAACCTCCTCCGAGACTATCTTTTATTAAAATAATATCGAAAGCTGCGGTATATCTGCCGTTGTTCGAGCGAGTTGACATTCTGACATCGATGTCAGATTTTGCTGGAATAGGAAGTGGTACAGTAAAGTCGTAAGTGTATTGCCCACCATCGCCGTCAACTTCGAAAGAATGTCCTACACGAAAGGTTGTTTGGCCAAAGTATCTTACAAACATATCACCCGTGGCATCGGCGCCTGCTTGAGCTGATGCGGTTCCTTTGCAGAGATAACCGGTATATCCTGCAGGAACAGTATACACTGCCATTAGAGTTTGGCCTTTGCCGGCAGTGATAGCAGCAATGGTAGTACCGCCTTTTTTGATCGATATCAGACCGATATTTGTACTTCCGTCGTCTGTAGCAAAAGCTCTAAAAACTCTTTTAAAAGAATTTGTTGATGCATTTCCTGTAGCGTTTGTCAGTGCAATAGTTTCTTGGAGAGCATTATAGTCGCTATCAAGACCAATAATAGTAACGCTCAAACTTGCGTCACCGGCGTTAGCTCTGTCGACAGTAATTGTACCCGCGGTATCCCAAGCAGACCAAGGATATATTGTATCATTTACATCCCATACCGTACCGGTAGTAGCAGTACTTAAAGAAGGGACAGCTCCAAACTTATGAACGAATGATGTGCCTTTTACTAAGCCTCTCGCTATATTGAGAAACATGTTATCCATCGGATAATAGTTGGCCATCAGCTAATCCAATTCTTAAATCTGACGATGAACGACTCGTGAATGCCCATGCCTTTACGAACATCGTGGTACAATTCGTCTTTATGTGCTTTGCTCATACCAGACGGAGCCATCTTATGGAATGATTCTTTGTCACCAGCAGTCACATGCTTACGCATCGCAGTACCAGAAGCGGACTCGATACCACCTCCACCTTCTTTGCGTTCACCGCCTACAGACTTCACTTTAATGCTCTTGAAGTTGTAGTGACCGTGCTTCATGTCCTTGCCATTATACTGGTGAAGGAGTTTATGAAATTCGTGTACACGATCTGAACCGACATGCATTGTCACATGAGTGTAACCAGCTTTGTGCAATTTCGACATCTGATGAAGCAATGTAGGATGATCCTTTGTCATAGCCTCGACCTTCGCGCCTTTCACAGCACGAGAAAGATGCTTCACTTTCTGTTCAGGAGTCAGAGGATTCTTCTTGGCATCATGAGATCCAGTCGTCAGAATCTTATGATCTGCGCCTTCTTTCTTGGCAGCATCCATGACATGCTTGACTACCATCTCGTGGCCAGCATGGACTGGATTGAATCGGCCTTGTGTGATATGAATGGACTTCATAGTGCTTTGTCCCTGTTAAAGTTAGCAGCCGAGAACTCAGCACGATCGACGATCTTTGTAGGACGATTATGTCTTACAACTACGAAACCTTCTGGCTTTGATTTCTTTCCATTGATGCTATGATCAAACTCGGCACCACTCGAAAGAGTATTGGCAAGGACATCTTTGGCTTTTTGCAAATGCTTATGCTGATTCAGCACGCTCTGAAAGTGTGCACGATTACGTTGAACGTGACCAATAGCACTTTCCATGGCAGCAGTCTTTGTGGCCTTCGATGCAGCAGTCTTTACACTATCGACTTTCTTCTGATGCGACTTCATGTAGTGGTCCATAAAACCTTCTACATTTGGCTTCGTTCCAGTGCGAACAGTATGATTGATGTATGTCTTCAGCGGAATTTCGTGGCCTTTGATGGCTTCATAAGTTTCAGGCTTGGCCTTCTTATTATGAGCTGCAGCTGCTGACATCGCTTTTGCAAAACGCTCGCGTTGTTGAGGAGTATACTTAATCTGACCAAGATCATGATCTGTCGAGATCAAGTGAACATCTCTATGCAAACCAAACTCGTTGAGATCTGGTGCATATTCTGCCTGCATGTCTTCGAGATTCTTACCATTATACTTGGTATGAACAGCAACACCGATCTTCGAGTTTACTGCTGCTTTTCCATGAGCAGAACCTTTTGGAGCAGAGTATGTAATAGTATTCGGTGTAAAGTGCACACGACCATCAGATTGGTGTACATCTTCAGACGTATGCATGATATCGCCTTGGAAAACACCCTTCTTCGGTGTCACCTTTGGAAAGTGTGCAAGGGCAGCTTTCAGTTTCGATACAAGACCTGGAGCATGACCGTGGTTACGCTCGATGTCTTCTTCTGTGTAGTTGATCTTCGGATTCTTATTGAACACAGACTTCGATGCTACAAAGAATCGACCAGTCTGAGGATGGCGGCCGAATACCACAGAAGGAGAACCATCATACTTCATGGTAACCTTCGTGCCGTTGTTCTTGCCTGTCAGCTTGTCGTGCACGTCTTTGAGATTGTGATAGGCATGAGAAAAGCCTTCATGACCAGCATTGATCACGTGATCTTCAGCATGCTCAAGATGCTTTAGTTTGGTTTCGTCAAGCTCTTCTGCAAGGAAATCTTTAAAGGTTGTCATCGTACTGTTTTTACCGATCCATCAGGATTTACAAAGAAAGCTTCGAACGTAATGTCAGGAAACTCTTTCTTCAACGAAAGAAATGCCTGAAGATTGCTAGGAGCATCATCAAACAACCGAAGCTTAGTATAGTTCTTAGTATTTATATACTTGCGAAAGATGATCTTCTTGGCTTCAGCCGAAGAGTCGATCTTCAAGTTACCAGCTCGTTCGACATGAATGTTATCGATAGGTAGACCATGATCGCGGAACGTCTGAAGGAAGATATCCTTGTTATCGAAGTCAGCTCGTGCTGTACAGATAATCACTCGGCTATGAGGATTCTTACGAGAGTTAGCAAAGATAGCCTTGGTTTTGGCAACCATTCGAGTGATTGGTTTCGATGACTTGCGAAATACCTCGGCGTTAGCAAACTCTCCGAAGTCGTAGGTTTCACCCTTCTTACGCTTGTAGGTATTGAACTCTTGATTGTCTAGCATTCTGACAGTCTTACCGTCTTTGACAACAGCAACTTTGGCGTATGTATGGAACAACGTCTCATCGATATCGAATATCGTAAGTGTACCTGTACCAACAAACTCTCTGAATCTTTTCTTTATCATAGTTTACCCTACAATGTTTTCGAAATAATGTACATGCTTATTTCACACGAACTTTAATATCGTTTGGATATTCGCCCGCTTTAGAGTTTCGAATCTCGATAAGATACTTTTTAGCAGGAGAAACAAGATCGATGTAGATCGTCTTCGTATTTTTTCCAGGATATCGAATGCCTTCTACGCGCACATTCGACAGCTTATCAAGTTTTGCCCTATCAATCCAGAAAACTTCCCAACTAGCCGCGGTTTTACGAACGTAGAAGTAGTTCATACCCCATACTGTTTTAAAGATTTCTTTTATCTTGCGTGAATCTACTTTACCTACAGGCAATTTTGATCGAACTTTCTTCTTGTTAGAACGCTCATCAAAACCAGATTGAACCTTATTAAGATCTACTCCAAATGCCATAAGAAGTTTTGCACCTTCGGAATTTGGTTGCAAGTCTCCGGAATTATTAAACAAAGATCCTGCTCCAGGTAGCGCACTAACAGTAGCGCCGTTTTTATCTTTAAGAGATATAAACCATTTTTTACCTGTAGTGTCTATTAAGACGATGTCTCCGATTACCTCGCCAAGATCCTCGACTCTTACACCTGTTTTCTTTGTCGAACCTTTTCTTTGTTCGACTTTAGCAATCTCAACGTTTTTAAATTCTGGATATGTTGCTTCAAGTTTCTTAATCAAATCTTTATAAGAGCTGTCTGACAAACCTCTTAAGAAATATTTTTGAAGATCGGTAACTACCTTACCTTCAAACTTCTCTCCTTTGTTAGCTCCTTGAGCCACAACCAAGTCAAACTTTTGTCCAGAAAGTGTAAACGAACAACTCGAAAACTTTGAACTATTCGGAGAAATGTCATTGAACTTGATCATCGTAGCCTGTGGAATAGTTCTCTTCACAATTTCCACAATATCGTTGATTAGTTTAGCGCTAGTATTATTATCTTTATTGATCAGCTGAAGTCGAAACTCACGAGTCGATTTGTCGCCTTTTCCAGGTTTTCCCGCAGGCGCAGTCGTAGCTACCGTATAGTTATACGGTTTCAATATTTCGTTTAAGTCTGATCCAAATTGTTTAAAATCTGCTGCCATAATCTTATTTATCAAACAAAAGAAAACCGGCCCAAGTATTGCTACCGGACCGGTTTTTGTTAATTATATTTAAATATTTTATTTTTTAATCGCGATATCCACGACGCTCAAGATGATCATTGTCATATGTAGAAGTTGTCTTGCGCTTAAAATTAGTACCAAGTTTTTTGGCTGCCATGTGTTGACCGACTTCTCTTTTAGCTACATTTTTCATAGCTTTATCGCCGCTGTCATAATGCTTAGCTTCTTTTGATGAATCTTCTGCATCATCTGCCTTATTATAATGGTATCCAGCTTTTTTCCAATTTTTATTAAGATCGGTTTTGGATTTTGCAGCATAAGACTTCATTGTATTTTGTGAAAGTTCTTGAATTTGTTGTAGATCTTCTGCTTCGAAGTGTGACTCAAGATCTTCAATATACATATGAAGCATATTAATGTAATCTTCAGAAGTAAGTTCTGGGCCTTCATTAATTGGATTTGCTAAGCCAGCATTTACCATTGACTTCTGTTGCTCCGAAATAAACTTTGCGTACTTGTCGACTGACATAATAGAATCCTCTTATTGGACGATGATTAAGCTACAAGTTTATTTATATAAAACCAGTCAGGCACTGGACGCTTAGTCCAAGCCATCTTGAATCGATCCTGCTTCGTCTGATAGAACTTACGATAAGATCCTACGATGTCATTGTAGTTAATACACTCAGGATTGGCTTTCATAGCCAGAGGCTGAGGCGTCTTGTAACCAACTGGAATGTTACGAGGCAGTTGCTTCAGTGCTTCTCGTAGCAATGTGTCAGTACTATGAACCTTGTCGTAGCGATACGTATACTCGTCACAAAGGGCAGCGAAGTGAATCCAGTGCCAAGTGTAGTTGTTATTGCTTTGTGCAGTCCATATCGTACAAGGATGATGCATATGCACAGCCCGATAGAACGTATTTTCTCGTTCGTCAGGAAGAGTCCATGCCTTCGACATCGTCTTACCTGACTTCGAAGGTATACGACACTGCTCGCCGTCAAGCATGCGATGAACTGTCGAAAGCATCTGAGCACTCTCGACAATCATCTTTACGACATGCTTGTCGCATTGCAGCTGAGCTGCCTTGACTGGATCACTATCGAGAATAAAGAGGTTCATATTCCGGCTTTCTTTACTAAGTCCTTGTAACCACGCCAAGATGGGTGGACATTATCAGGTTGAACATACGAGGTAGAGATGATCTTATCCCCGTATTTGGTTGCGATTTCTTTCACCGCAGCATTAACGCCGGGCTTACAGAAACCTTTATTGCATGGAGGCATAATCCATATCACATTGCCTACCTTAATGCGAGTTCTAATTTTTGTAAACTCTTTTTTAGTATTCACACCCTTATGGTCGTTCGTACCAAGACTAATCACAATTGTCTTGGCTTCAAGCGGAGTATTACCCCACTTCTTATTCCATTGCCACGTATTGAATCCGCCCTTCGAATACGATACGCATTCTTTCGGTGCAAACATTTTCGTGCCAACTCCGATCGAATCGCCGATGATGAGGCAAGCCAACAGCATACTCATACTTGAATTCCTGTCACCTGCTTCAGATACTGTGTTGCCACCTGTTGACTCGTTTCAGTCGCACCAACAATCACAGTATCAGAGATAACAACGTTGTTATCAGGAGCCGACAACATCCATGGCATCATAGCAAAACCCTGTGGTCCCATGCCTACAGTGCGAGGCTTAAGCAGTTCAGTGACTCCGCCGTCTTGCTTGACACGTGCAATGAGCTCTTCACCTGACATCAGCTTGATCGTATATACTTTATTCTGTTCCATCGTCTTCTACCTTATGTACGTATTTAAATTTCTGATCTTCTGACCATGATCTGAGATAGTCGTTGTCCTCATCAAATAAGCGAAGATACTCTGCATCATCGATAACACGAGTAGACGTAATCATCTCATCAATATGCATCTGAGAAAATTCTTCAGCCTCGTTCATCGTGACAGTGTCTTTGGCATCCTCTGCGTTCTCACAATCA